TCCTGACTCTGCGAAATTTGGGAAGGTGGTTTATCGAGAGCCCGGCATCGTTTGTGGCTTCGTCAACGCAAAAAACGGATTTGGCGGATATACCGGTGAGAAGTCGTTCATTTCTCTGGGAACCCCTGATTTGACTTGGCTGGAAGGCCAGTCGAAGGACTTCCGAAAAATATGGAACGAACGGTGCGCCGCTAAATAGGCGGCCAATACACATCAAGCCTCGCTAGCGCGGGGCTTTTGTTTGCCCGGAGAAAAGTGAATGGCTGACGCCGATATCCAAAGCATGCTCGTTCGGATTGAAGCGACGACTGCGGGCCTACGTCGTGAGTTGGATCTGGGCGACAGTCGCGTAAAGAAGTTTGCAGATAACACCAACCGAGCTGGCAATAGTGTGGACGGCGCTTTCGGTGGTATGGCCACCTCCGCCATGCGCCTACTGGCACCGCTCGCGAGCGCGGTCTCCGCCTTCGAGGCACTGGGCAAGGCAGTCGAGGTTCAGCGCCAGTTCGATGTGCTGAACGCTGGCTTGATCACCGCGACCGGCAGTTCGGCGAAAGCGGCTGTGGCGTTCGATGCGTTGCAGAAGTTCGCTGCCCAGACCCCCTACAGCCTCGATCAGGCTGTTGATGGCTTCACCAAATTGGTGAACCTTGGCCTGACGCCGTCCGAAGCAGCACTCAACTCATACGGCAACACTGCCGCCGCCATGGGCAAGGATCTCAATCAGATGATTGAGGCCGTTGCGGATGCGGCTACCGGTGAGTTCGAGCGCCTGAAAGAGTTCGGCATCACGTCGAGCCAGCAGGGCAACAAGGTTTCTCTTACCTTCCGTGGCGTAACAACGACCATTGGGAAAAATGCGAAAGAGATCGAAGGCTACCTGCTCAATCTCGGCAACACTGATTTCGCTGGCGCTATGGATCAGCGCGCCAAGACCCTTGATGGCGCGATCTCAAACCTTGGCGACACCTGGGACACAACCTTTCGGCTGATCAATGAGCGCGGCCTCGGCGACCTCATGAAAGAGTCGGTGGACATTGCTGCCACCGCCTTGCAGGACCTGAACGATTCCCTTGCCTCGGGCCAGTTCGAGGCATATTTGGATGCGATTGGTGGGAAGTTTTCCGGATTCACTGGTGATGTGCACGAGAGCCTGCAGATCCTGGATGCCCAGTTTGGCGAATTCTTCGCGTCGCTAGGCCCTCAGGCAGAAAGCACCACGGCGTTTCTCGTAAGTGCATTCCACGATTTTCCGGAGAATGTCCGCGCCTTCATCCAACTGATGACAGTTGAGGTGCTGGCAGGATTCGATAAGGCCCAGGCCTACGCGGTCGCATTCAAGGACAGTGTAAAGGCGGTCTTCACTGACGACACCCTCGACCAAGTGGACGCTCGCCTGGCTGGTTCGTTGGATGTCATAAACCAGGCGCGCGAAAGCAGCATCGAGCAGATTCTTTCTGAGCGCGACACTGCCGTTGCATCCTACAAGCAACAAAGCGCCGCTGCGGATGAGCGTCTTCGCAAGTACCGGCAGGAGAGAGACGCCGCTCTCGCTACTGGCGGCGACGTGCTGGCGCAGTTCGGCAAACAAACGACTGCCACTAACGCCAATACCGCCGCGTCTAAAGAGCTCGAGGCACAGAAGAAGCGCGAAGCAAAAGCCCTCGCCGATCTCAAAGCCCAAGCCGACATCGCCATCGCCTCAGCGACAGGCCTGGCGGCTGCCTATTTGGCTGGCACCGACAAGTCTCGCGACTTCGCGCTGCAGCAGAAAGTCGAAGAGGCGCTGCTCAAAACCGGTGCTGGTGTGCGTGATGAGGTCACCGACAAGCTCAAAAAGCAGCGGGCCGCTGAAGAACTGCTTGCAGTCAGCAAGCAAGCCTACGACCTGCAGCAAGAAACCACCGACCTGATCGCCCAGGCCAAGGTTACGTTGATGGGGACTGACGCACTGGAAGCGTACAACGTTCAGAAAGCGATGCAGATCGCACTGGCCGGCAAGAACATCGAGGTCGGGAGTAAGGAATATCAGCAACTGCTCGATGCGACAAAAGCGCAGCAGGATGCTGTGAAAGTTGCGAAGCAGGCCGGCGATGCGGGTTCCATCATGGATCGCCTGTACCCGCAGTCCAAGTTACTCAGGGACTACACCGAAGATCAGAAATCGCTGAATACTGCGATGGCGCTTTATCCGGAGCACGCCGCCGAGTATCAGGCTGCGCTGCAGCGCCTGGGTGTCGAGTACGAGCAAAACAAAAACGCGGCCACTGAATGGGGCAAGTTCACTGAGGGCGCGGTCGACCGCATCGACGAAGCGTTCGCCAACATGTGGGAGTCGGTGCTGAGCAAGTCCGGCGATTTCATGGACACGCTCAAGAACAGCTTCCGGCAGTTCCTCGCCGAGATGCTGCATATGGCGATCACCAAACCGATCATTGTGCAGATCGGGTCGGCACTGGGCGTGGGCGGATTGGCTGCAAGCGATGGTGGCAGCATTCTGTCCGGGCTGAGTGGCGGCGGTACCGGCATCATGTCGTACCTGAACACTGCCAAGAATGTCATGTCGGTAGCTGGCAGCAAGTTCAGCGAATCGATCATGTCGGGCTGGAACAGCGGCGATGGTGTGCTCGGCGGCCTAGAGAACGCTTTCAGCAATGGCGCGGACTACGTTCAGTCTGCGATTACCAGCGCCTTTAGCACAGGCTCCGCCACTGCCGCGCAAGTTGCTGGCAATTTCGCCGCATCTACTACACCCGCCACGGTTGATCTCATTGGCAATACGGTGAGCATCGGCGGCCAAACTGTTGGTACCGCCACCGGCATGACGCAGACAGCCGCTATGACTGGTCTGCAGACGCTAGGCGCAACGCTGGGTTACATCCAGGGCGCGGTATCGATCTTCCAATCGTTCCAGGAGTACGGCCTCAAGGGTGGCGCAGTAGCCGGTGGTATGGCGGCGGCGGGTGCCTACATTGGCTCGTTCGTCGGCCCTCTGGGCACGGCAGCAGGTTTTGCTATCGGCGCCACCCTTGGTTCGTTGGGGGCTGGCAAGCTGTTCGGCAGCGGCGAGAAATACCCCGACCTCAGTACATCGGCCCCCGGTCGCTATATCAACGGCCAGTACACCGACACCGGGATCGCTCAGGGCTGGCAGACAAAAGCGCCGAAATACGGTTCAGCCGCCGATGCGCAGATGTCGAAGACGGTTCAGCAGTTCAGCAGCACGCTCGGGATGCTGTACGACGCGCTCGGCAACGGCGCAGACGTGGTGGCGTACAACACACTTCAACAGCGCAAAACTTCCGGCAAGTACTCGACCACGTTCGGCGCACAGTTGGACGATGGATCGGTCATCACCGGCAAACAGCAGTTCAAGGCCGATGACATTGCCGCCGCACTCACTGCTGACTATGACGACATCATGGGCACCTTCCTCGCGAAGGCGATCGTCAGTTCGAAGTCGTTGCCTGACTACTTCAAGGCTCAATTCACTGACTTTGCCAACAGTTGGGACACGACGGCCGACGAGGTGATCAAGGCCATCGAGGGCGTATTCACCCGCTTCAATGGGGTGAACGATGCGCTGTCCCTGATCAACGTCAACAACCTCAAGCTCGATGACATCGGCCTTCAGGCGTCCGACTCGAT